AGCCTGTCTCGGTCATGGTAAACTGCCCATCTAGTGGGCTTTAAACCAGCCAACTTGAAATCAGCAATGTCGGACGGTGTGGGCGTGCGGACAAACTTACTAAGGAAGCTGAGGTTCTCTAAAGGACCAGAAGCTTCCAGATTGTTAGTAACACCCCACTTCGACATGGCTGATTGAATGGACCGGAAGTTCCAGGCAGCTGGCTTGTTGCCTGCAACACTAAGTAAATGATCGTCACCAAAACACGACAATTCATTATAATACTTGAATTCCCGGGCAGAAAGGCCAGTAATTTGTTTCCAAGCCATCAAGTATAAAACTACTAAGCCAACAGAGTTATCCATGCTAGTGGAACTATGACCAGTAGTCAAACCAGTTCCCTTGGCATAAATATCACCTGTTGTTGTAGTATTCAACAGTTGGCTGGAAACCTGTTTATAATTAATATCAATTAGCCTAGCTATCCGATCATGGTCTTTGTGATGTTCAAAGCCCTTTTTCCGGATGCTAGCTATTAACTTTAAAACATTACCGGATAGAGTTGAGTCAAACTCACTCATGTCTCCGGCATAATGTATTTGGCATCGAGCATGGTTGGAATAAACATAATCCATCCAATAGCCATTTAACGGCATGCCAACCTTGATGGGTGTTGTGGCCCACCTAAAGTTATGGTTTGGAGAGTAATTCCAAACTGTGGACATAATATATTGCCCCAAGGGCGAACCGATAACAGTTCGAACCTTGTCAGCTAGATATTTCTTAGGAGGAAGTGCCTCATCCTTCACAGAAACATGGGCGACAGGGGCGAGCAAAGGGGCAAATTCAAAAGTTGCCCTCCACAACTTCTTGAATTGGGCATAGCCAATGGTTGATATAAACTTCCACCTGGAATATTTCTTACGTGGATTATCAGGGTCAACCATGAAGCTTCCCAATGCATACTTTTTCTCCCACATTTTTATAATGTAGTTCATGGGAGTTATGCGGGAAAATTTGAAAATGTCGCCTACGAGGAACCAGACATCATCTATTTCAATGTCAGGATAATCGTACTTTGGACTTTTAAAGTATCGAGCAACGCTCTCTAACTCATTGTCCAAATTTCTAAATTCTTCGCTCCTCCTCCATTCCACTGCCTTGACCCTAAGAGGGTCAAGAGCAGTGTCAACATACATCTTCCTGTTATGTATACCTTGTTGCCAATCTGTACCAGAGATTAGCCAGGAAGCATATGCGTGTGAAGAGCCGAATCTACTCGGCTCCGTTAAGTTAACATTAATTGGCCACCCAGCATCCCTCATGATGTCAAGAGTTTCTTGGATGTGTTCAGCATCATAAGAGCTCTTGCCACCCATAAGGTAATGCGGAAGGCCCAGATCAGCAACAACCACGGCCAATTTTGCGACAGTGTCCGTGAAAACGGGTAAAATGCCAGACATAGTTCTGTTTGGCAAAAACCCCGTCCTGGAAATCCATTTCCTGGACACGAAATTGTATTCAATGGCCAAGGTTGTCAAATCAACAACAATGGCAGTCAGTGTCCAGGAAACCCATTCAACAAATGAAGTTGAAAATAGGGATAAAACCCACACAAATACAGCCCATGAAACACTGAGGAAGAACATCACAGAGCCAGGGGTTAGCATAACAACTGTGACAA